ATCTCAAATGGGCTACTCATGACATTGCCCTGGCTTCGACACGATTGTTGAATTGTTGGGTTTTCCATAGCTCAAACTTGAGTTTGGCACTTTCCATGCGCCACTTGATCTCTTCCTCTACCGCTACAGCAGCCCGCAAGCCCTTCAGCATAGTCTCGTATTCCATAGACATGTATGCATCGATCTCACGGTCACCAAGGGTTTTCTTGTCACTCTCAGCCATCTGTTTAGCTTTGACAGTCTTCAATGCATTCTCAATGTACGTGCGCTCTGCCTTAGCCTGTGCAAACGTAGGGGCGTTGTCTCTGATGTAGTCAATACATCTCATTGCTTCATCTTCAGTCATTTCTATTCCTTGTAACTTAACATTAAAACGCACACTAACATTGCTATTGTTATAACAACGCCCAGTCCAATTAGTAACACGATCATGCAAATGTTTTCAATCATGCGTTTAAGTCCTTGAGTTTGGCTTCTGCTAATTGAACAGCGTGTTCACCCGTTCGCGCTTTCTCAAAAATTTCGTTGTAGTCTTCGCTTTTCAGCCCAACCCATGTGCGTTGTTGTGGTGTGGTGTAGAGCAGTCGCATTTCAATACCCGCAGCCCATTTCGAGTGCCTTTCTTTAGCGTCTAGAGGAGTACCCCAAGGGCTTGCGTTTCCAACGGTATCTACATGACGAAGCTGGCAGTACACAGGCTCACCCTGCTCTTGCTTGGCTAGTGATGGCTTGTTGTGGTGTACTCCGTCAGACTCATAATCAGACCATTTGACAGGCTTTTGCTCCTGACAATCAGGCAAATTTGTGCATGGGTAATCACAGTCTGGGTATGTGCATTGCTTGGCTAGTGATTCTTCTAGGGCTTTGATGGCTTTGTAGTTGCCCATAGGTGATGGTGCTTTAAACGCCTCTAGTGCCAGCTTCATTGCTTCGTTACTCATTGTTCTTCCCCTTGAGTTTGACAATCAATGCTTTGCAAGTTTCAATATACGTCTTGCTCTCGCATTCCCACATTTCTGTTTCTGTTAAATCAACCCATTGCCGTTGTTGTATCGGAAATGGATTTGGGTTTCTATCTGCAATCGTCTTAAAAAAATCATCTGCCGCCACAGGCTCACCCACGCTTACGCTCTGCTCTTGCTGTGCTAATTGCTTCTCAAGCAAACGAACATGATCTTGTAATTCTGCTATTTCTATGCGTAGGTCATCCGCCACATCTTCAAAGAAACTATGCTGTGGTGTGGTGTAGAGAGGAATTTGTGTTTCTCCTACAGATTGCTCGTCAAAATGCAATTCTTGATCTCCGCTTTCAAATTCAACAATCCACGCCACAGGCTCCTGCTCAGGTGCTACTGCGGCGGTGGCTTTAAGTGCTTCCACAGCCAAAGCATGTGCTTTTTTTTGCAACGCAAAGTCTGTGCTGTTTCCAATTCCTGCTTGCAGGTACGCCTCAAGCGCCAGCTTCATTGCTTCATTTTTGTCCATAGTTCTTCCACTTGAGTTTGTCTTCAATGTAATCAATGACCGCATCAATTCCATCAGGCGCATCTTGCATGTATTTGGCACATAGTCTGTCTTCTTGCTCCAGCCCAAACCATGTGCTTTGTTGTGGTGTGGTGTAGAGAAGCTGGCCTACTTTCACAGTTTGATCTGGCAGGATGTCGGCCCAAAAACCTTTATCGTTTGCATCAACTACCGCCACAGGCTCTTTAGCTGCTGTCTGTTCTTCTATTAGTTCGGTAAAGATTAAAAGCCAATCAAGATCATATCTATCGTAATCACATATGTAATCTGCATTTTTAGCCATCACAATGATTTCATCTTGTGTCATTTTTTACCCTTTGCAAGATCAATTAATCTACTCAACATATCAGCACGGAAGCTCACGCTCCATAAACCAACGTCATAATTTTTACGTCTTAGATGGTCGTCCATCTCACAGCCTTCTAACATTTCTTGAATCACTTTTGTCTCCATATACTCAATCAATTCTTGATCTGTCATAGAGGAGCCTCTGGCAGTTGTGCGCGTTGCGCTTGTTGATATGCTTGCTCTTGTGCTTTTGTCCACGGTGTTGGTGGACATGTTGGGAAAGGCCAATTAATTGTTTCTTTCATTGCGCCACCCATATTGCTTTCCCACCCGTTGGCTCAAACTGCTCTGTTCTAAGTCGGATGTAAGCTTGCCCCCCTACGCCAGCAGACTGCACGTAGCCTTGGATGCCCCAAATTTTTACTTCGGTAACCACTACCATGCAACCACCAAAAGCTTCCAAGTTGGGGTCAACTTGTACTATGTCGTGTACTTCAACCATGTGTTCTCCTATATCTATACAAATCTATGGGTTTTGTGTCAGTGTGTGTGTACAACGTACTCGCACTCACCATCTTTCAATGGCGCTTCCATCCAAGGGGTTCTTGGCCCACTTGGTTGTTGCTCTAACACTCTGCGGCATGTTGAACAAGGTGTAACCAATCGATTACAGTCATCCTTCACGCCGTTACATCTACATATGTCAAATGGCAATGTCATTCATCTATTTCCTCAAATTCAACGCGCTCTTGTTTTTTTCTTTCCTCGCCCCAAACGATCTGGTTGTATTGCGCGTCAGTCTTGTTTAGCCATGCCTTCTTTGTCGCATCTAAAACATTGACAACCATCAACATCTCTTCAGGGGTTTGGTCGTAATCCAGCTCGGCAAGAGCTGCAATCAGTGCTGTTTTGTCTTTCATCACATGTCCTTGTCAACTAATGCCTGGACACCAGCGTCCAAGCTTCCATTACCCAACTCTTTGAGTAACATAACCTGTATGTTATTGAGTTTTAGTTGAACAGTCAAGCCTTCTGAAGATTTTTCTTCAACTTTTTTCCAAGGCTTCCTACCAGCACCCTTACGTCTGCCTCCCCATGTGTTGCGTGGACCTACAAAAGATTCTTTAAAGTGGTCAGGTTTCTTGTGGTACTTGTCGTACTGGCTTTCTTTTTCTTTGAAGTCCAGCCCGTCCCAATTGATGAAGTGATTACTGTTGCTCACGGCGTAAATACTCCGCTAACAACAATGCTTCAGCCCTACCATTGTCTTTTTTACGCAACAGTGGTGCTTCAGGCCAAAGTTGTCTGGCAAGGTCTAGAGATTTGTTTTTGTCAGAATCGAGCTGTAACGCCTTTTTCCACTTTTGGGGGGTAACCATATGCCAGACGCAATTAAAGCGCTCTGTGATGGCTATAGCGGCTCCAAAGGCCATTCCAAACTTAAAGCTGGAGCTGACACCCTGACCTGGCATTGAATGGACCATTTCAATGATGATTTCTACGTCTTGCTTTTCAAGAGCTTCTGCCATTTCCCAATAAACATCACTAGACAAAATGTGCTTTTCGTTGTGCAACATGTCTCCACAAGATTGGTACTTTCCATTGTGGTCAATCATTCCCCAAGCACCTGAGTAGCCAGGATCAATCCCAAGGTACATCATGCTTGTCCCCTTGCTCGGATTGCGTCTGCATATGTTGAGAATGTATCTTCGGTTTCGTGTTTAGCATGAATGTCATCACACACCAATGCACACGCCTCACGCTCTTTAGACACCGCTGCTTCTTCTACCAGTTTGGCAAAGTGTTGAACACGGTTGTCATGTGCTGGCATAAAACCAGATTGTCTAGCCATCTCAATGATTTCATCTTGTGTCATTTCTTTTCCTTTAGTTCATCAATTCGCATCTTGATTTGCAACCCAATACCGTCCCACAAGTTCGAGTCGCATTCTTGCAGCTCTTTGGTTCTGAGCCGTGCTTGGTCTATCGTTGCAGGATTCAAAGCCATCTGTGCATAGTGTTCGATTAGGTTGTTCCGTATGTCGGAATACATCTAAATCCCCTGTTTTTAGTAATGCTGAGTTAATTTGCTCAAGTGTTATGTCCATGCCCAGCTTGGCTTGGTTTAACAATGTGTGTGCTTCGTAATTGGTCATACAAACAATAATTCCTGTGTTGCGACTTCACCACCAACGTCATAGCGTTGACTGTCGCCTTTAGGATATGCCTCAATGTCGTACATCAAAGCTGATTGCATTTGCTTTTTTTGCAATTTGCTTCCTACAAAAAAAACGTATCGATGTTTTCTTGATCTGTCTTGCAAATAAAAATCATCACCAAAAGTGTCTCGCATCCACTGAGCGCGGTTCTCTTGGCCTCGACTCATGTCAGCAACAGTAGCTCCATGTAAATGCTCCATACCTTTCAATTTCCAATCTGTGCGCTTGGCACTAAGACCTGTGTAAACAAAGTTTGTGGCTTGGTAAACGTATCCAACGTGACCTTGCTCTGTGTCTGCATATGAAACCACAACAGAAGGTTTGGGCAGCATTTGCAATGACCTTCCAACCAATGTTGACGCTATGTTTTTTTTGTTTTCACAACAAAGCCTGTTTAACTCAATTACATTGTCCATCCACTTGTCTCCACACAACCCAACACGTAAAGCGCTGCTTACTGGAGTTCCGTAAGTGACTACTCCGATTAGTTTTGTATCTTCATAAATTCCAAATGCGTAACTGATCGGACACATACGCCTTGCGTAATGTTTTTTCAACAACCACGGCTCTGTCTCTTCTGCTTTGATTGGCAATACTTTTATCATTTAATTCCTTTGTTCCACAATTCTCCAAGGGTGGATAGAGCCATCTCTTCCTTCCCTCTCCAGACTCTTAAATGTATTAAATACACAAAAAGCCCCAAGTGCGCATGACGGATTACTTCACTTATACACAACACCTTGATTACCACCGATGTATGTTGTGCTTTAACAGTCGCGCAATCAACGCTGTTCGCCTTTTGCACAGGGGTGTATCTGTGTGCGGTGATTCTTGGGTTCAGTCCATGCAGACCATCAGCTAACGCGCCCTGACGGTTGCCGTGAAAAACAAAAAAGCCGTTTACAACTGCTATCGGTGGAAACCTTATATAAAAGCACCTCTTGGCTCTTAGATAAGGCGATAGCATGTGTAAACGGCCTTCAAACTGTTGTTTTCCACGACAACGGGTTGGATTATACATACATCAATGGACTTGCATAGACTTCCTTAGCTCACGTAGTTTTTCAGCAACATGTTCTGGCATAGGCACTGCTTTTTTCCTGTCAGCATCTATCTTTTCCAATGCAGGGTCTTTAAACGACACATTGACATTGACAGTCATCTCAGGCACTTCAGCACCATCCCAACGCATCTGGTTGATGTAGACCAACGGGGCAGGGATAAAGCTTCCATTGTCCTTTTTCCATGCATCCGTGGTCTTCATCCACTCAACGTGTTTGATGATTTGATCAGCATCTCCATCCAACTTCAATTTATTCCATTTAGCCAAGCAAGTAGATTTACCGCCCTTACGAACGGATTTGGGCCATGCAGTCCAGAAGTCTTCAAAAGTCATATCAATGTCCCGTAATGATCTGAGGTCTGTTGTCTAACTCTTGCAGCATCTCAATGAACATCATGGCAGCGCCAACAGCTTGGCCTTGCTCATTATCAGTAATGATATGTACACCCAAAGTGCCGTCTTCTTTGTCTTTTAGGATGATAGTTACTTCACTCATACGCACCACCTGATTTCTCGTAAGCATTGTTGAGGCAGTCAACAAAATTGACATCAAGAATGGCACACATGTGGATTAAAGACATGGCGATATAACCAATCTCGTCCAAAACTTCTTGGCTGTGACCAGCATCAATGTGAAAGTCAAGCGCTTCAGCATTGTCAAGCAACACAGCAGATTCAGTGCTTAGGTACTCCAGGTCAACCCCTGTGGTTGTTTCAAACAAACGAACAACTTTCATTTCAATTTCTGCAAAACTCATTTCATTTCTCCTTTGGAAACCACTCAGGCTTCATTTCTTTCAATTGATAAACACGCAACGGCGGAACTTTTCCTGTCTTTTTCCATTGGTAAATTGATGTAGGCGTAACACCCAATAACTTTGCAATCTTGTAGCAAGTCGCATGTTTTTCTAAGTCTTCAATCTTCATTTGCTCTCCTGGTAGTGAAGGGGCGTATAGTAAACCAAAACTGTAGAACTGCCCATTGTTTTTGGCTATTGGAAATAAAACAACGATAGAAATAAATTTGTTGTGTCAAACATAGACTCATGTACATTACTTCTACGCCAACAGATGGCGGAATTCAAAGAAAGGTAATTTAATGACTGATGTAGAAGCTTGGCAACAAGGACATAGCGATGGTTTAAACCTAGCTGTAGCAAAGATAAATGAATGGTGTGACATGGACTGCAAAACGCTTGTCGAGGTCATTAGAGAAATAAACAAACTGCGGGAGATGGCAAATGATTAAGTTAGACATTTTTTCTGGTCACGTTTACACCGAGACAGGCAACTTCAAACAATCTGATAACGGCGACACATTTACAAAGTGTGGCGATACATGGTTTGGCACACATGGCGAGATCATCCAGCAACGAGGCGATTACTACTTGAACTTGACAACGGGCATCGGCTCTAAGTTTGGCGATCCATTTGAGGTGAAAAAATGAGTTTTTACACACACATTACATATGTCGGCGATGACTACTTTGACGTTGACGTTGAGTACGACATCATTGATGGTGATGATTCTGTTGGCTTGCCAGTTAACTATGAGTTCACAGCAACATACATCAATGACGATGGCGTTGAAGAGGACATCACAGAAAAGCTCACGCCAAAAGAATACGCTGAAGTAATCAAAGCAATCGAAAAGGACCTAGAACGGGACGATTACGACTATGTCGACTAACCCAACAACACGCTGTTTCCACCGCACAACACGCGATGCATTTAAACAAGATCAAGCAGTGATAGAGCATTACAAACGCCCTGTTAATTACTTTTATGTTGTTGTAATCTTGTCGTTTGTCGGCATAATAGTTTTCTTACTTGCAAAGGAAATGTAATGGAATGGACTGAAGACCACACAACATACGATCTGGCAACAAATCGTTATGTGCGTCACATGGAATACGAAGACACCCAGCTCTTAGTTGGCTACTCACGGGTTCTTGATGACATTTTTAACGTGCATGAGATCAAGACAACTGATGGCACTGACATCATTCACTTGGTCAAAGACAGGGTAATTCAACGCTTGGAAAACATAATTGAAAGGACATCCAAATGAAAAGCTTATACGAACAAATCGTTGAAGAGTTTACAGACAGCGACAACAAGTATTGCGCTTGCTGCTTGGTACTTGAGGGCAATGGCGGATGTGATTGTGATCAACGCGCCTGGCGCACGTTTGGTGAGCTTGATGAGGCCAGCCAAAAAGAGATCATCAGCCAAGAATTTGATTCAACCGAGGAAAAGCAATGAAGATTGTAATTAACAACAGGCATGGTGGGTTTGGTTTGTCACGCGAAGCGGTTATACGTTACGCAGAAATCAAAGGCATAACACTATTTCCAGAAGATGACACAAAATACAAAAGCTTTGGCATTGTTCACTATTGGTTAGTACCAGCAGAACAGCGCATTGAAGCTTTAGAGGGCGCAGATTTTTATGCGCTATCAATGGAGAAACGCGCAGATCACAACAAAACATATTCAGAGCAACAGTTAAACGAAAGAGACATTGATCGCAATGATCCAGCATTAGTTCAGGTTGTTGAGGAATTACGCAATGCAGCAGGAGACAAATACAGCAGCCTGAAAGTTGTTGAAATCCCTGATGATGTCGAATGGACAATCGATGAATATGATGGCCTAGAGTGGGTCGCTGAAAAACATAGAACTTGGAATTGAAAGGAAATTTAATGAACGTCTATCAAAAACTAAACGAAGCCCGTCAAATGTTTCATGGGGCCCCCATCAAAAAGTCTGGCCTCAATAAGTTTGCTGGCTACAAATACTTTGAGCTGGGTGACTTTGTGATTCCCGCACTCGAAATTTTTAAGTTAGTTGGCCTTACATCTGTCATAAGTTTTGGCAAAGAACAGGCGGTGCTGGAGATTGTCAACACTGACAAACCAGAAGAGAAAATCATCATCACTTCACCCATGTCTACGGCGGCTTTAAAGGGCTGTCATGAGGTCCAAAATCTTGGGGCAGTACAAACATACCTGCGCCGCTATTTGTGGGTTGCAGCTCTTGAGATTGTTGAACATGATGCGCTCGATGCCACAGTTGGCAAAAAGGGCGATGGTCCAGTTATCACTCCAAAGGGCGACATCGGCAACGATATCCCTGAAGAGGAAAAAGAGTTTCTCATGGAGATGGCAGCATCTTGCGAGAACTTGGTCAGCAATGGCAAAGCCCAAGCAGCCGCTCAAATGGTTGATGAAGCCGCGCTAGAAGCAGACCAAAAAGTTTGGTTGTGGGGACAGTTGACATCAACTACCCGTAGTGCAATCAAAAAAACTAAAACCTGAAGGAAATTAAATGGCAGATTTTGACAACACAAACCGTGGCGTACTTTTTAACAACAAAGAAAAAAAGGCCAAAGACAGCGATCCAGATTACAGCGGCTCTATCAACTTCAATGGTATTGACTGCTGGTTGAATGGTTGGATTAAAGAAAGCAAAGAAGGCAAGAAGTTTTTTTCGCTATCTGTGCGTCCAAAAGATCAACAGGCTCGTCCTGTGAGCCAGCCAACACGTAAGGCTGCGCCA